CACGGGAGTAACGTCTGACATAACTTGGAGAATTTCTGCGGTTCAATGCCTTGAGTTTGACTGTTATTTTGACGCTGTGTCTTTTCAAAAAAACCAATCTTTTGCTCAGTGAGGAAAAAATGACTATTGAAACTCCATTTAAAACTGGCAACGAACAGTTGCGAGAGCACGAAAAAAAATTGCAAGAAAATAACAAAAAACCAAGTTTGTTTTTGTAAACCAAAGCCCAAGTGGATTCTTGGGCCATATTAGGAAAGCATCATGCTTGAGAAAATTGAAATCGTTGACCGCATCGAGGTCTTAGAAAACGGCAGTGTGCAAGTACGCACCAAAACCGCCATCATGGAAGACGGCAAGCAAATAAGCGGAAATTTTCACCGCCACGTTATTGTTCCTGGCGACGATTACAGTGGCGAATCTGACCGCGTAAAAGCCATTTGTGCAGCCACCCACACGCCTGAAGTGATTGCAGCCTACCAGGCAGCCCAGGAAGCCGCGCAAGCAAACATCGAGGTATGACATGACCACGCCTTACGACATCATCACCCGCGCCATGAAAGACATCGGCGCGTTGGCCAGCGGCGAGAATCCGACAGCAGACGAAGCCCAGGACGGGCTGGATATGCTGAACGACATGATCGCGCAATGGTCAAACGAAAACATGATGGTGTTTTACCGCACCGAAATCATTTTCCCGTGCGTCCAGAACCAAATTCAATACACGCTTGGCCCTGGCGGTAATGTGTCGGCAAGGTTTGTCGGTTCAATCAGCGGCACGACCTTGACCGTGCCGGTGGACGGCGTGACCAAGGGCGCCATCACCATGGGCATGACCCTAACCGGCCCTGGCGTGTTGCCTGGCACGACCATTGTGTCGTTCAACACCGGCGCTGGCGGCAACGTCAACGAAGGCGGCACATATACCGTCAGCCGGACGCACACAACGCCCGTGGTGGCCCAAATTATCGACGCCTTTTATGAGCGCCCCCTGACCATCGAATCGGCCTTTGTGCGGGTCAATACGACGTCCAACGGTGTTCCCATCTACGGTGGGGGCTTGGACTACCCAATCAGCATTTTGAGCCTGGAGGAATACGAATCCATTGGCCTGAAGGCGCTGAACGGCCCATGGCCCAAGGCCATCTATTACCAGCCGTCCGAGCAATTGGGCATTGTTTACGTTTGGCCAAACCCCGCCCAAGGCGAATTGCACCTGTTCACGCAGACCATTTTCCGCGAGTTTGGCGATTTGTATGGCGAAATGCAATTTCCGCAAGGCTACAACATGGCTTTGCGCTGGTGCATGGCCGAACGCCTGATGCCGATGTTTGGCAAGGTCAACCAGACCCAGGTGGGCCAGATCACCGCTTATGCCGCCCAAGCCAAAGCGACGATCAAGCGCACCAACATGAAGCCGCCCCAAGTGTCCAGGTATCCCAATACGCTGATGACCGGACGAACAAAGGATGCAGCGTTCATTCTTGACGGGGGATTTAACTGATGCCTGATTTTGGTTTTGTCGGTGCGTCGTACACCACCAGGTCGATTTACCAAAACGACCAGGAGTGCATCAATTTTTACCCCGAAATCGACCCGACTAAACAGCCAGGCGAACGGGGCATCGTTGCGCTGTACCCAACCCCTGGCCTGGTAACCGAAATCACGTTCCCTATTACCGCGGAAGTGCGCGGGATGCGGGCGCTGTCGGGCCTGGAATACGCCATCGCCGTGTGCGGCAACCGCGTGTTTCGGATCGACACCAGTTTGGCATTTACCCAGGTCGGAACGCTGACGACCAGCGCGGGGCCGGTGTCGATTACTGACAACCAAATGACCACCAACGGCCTGACCGCGTACATCGTGGACGGCCCCAACCGTTATTACTACGTGGTTTCCACAAACACGTTTGTGACGCTGCCATCGACTGACGGCCCCTGGCAAGGCGCCACCGTGAACGACGTGGTGGACGGGTACATTCTGTACAACCAGCCAAACACGCAAAACTACGGTGCAACCGACTTGGACACCCCGCTGTCCACGCAAGCCTGGTTCGGCACAAAGAACGGATCGCCCGACAATCTGGTGTCGCTGATTGTTGACCACCGCCAGGTTTACCTGTTGGGCGAAGTCACCACCGAAGTTTGGGTGGACGTTGGCAGCCAGATCAGCGGCCTGTTGTCGTTTCCGTTCCAGCGCGTGTCCGGCACATCGTCGCAAAACGGCTGCGGCGCTGCGTTTTCCGTGGCCCGCTACGCTGAAACGTTCATGTTCCTGGCGCGGGATACCCTTGGCACGTCCACCATCGGCATCATGCAAGGCTACGAATACAAGCGCCTGTCAACCCATGCCGTGGAAAACAGCCTGGTGGGCATTGACGTGACCGACGCCCGCGCCTGGACGTACCAGGTTGAAGGCCATGAGTTTTACGTCATCACGTTTCCCAATGCCGACCTGACCTGGGTTTATGACTTGACCACGCAGCAGTGGCACAAATGGCTGTATTGGGATTCGGCCACGGCCACGTACCACCGCCACCGCGGCAACTGCGGCATCGCGTTTGCCAACAAAAACCTGGTGGGCGATTGGGAAAATGGCAAGATTTACAGCATAAATTTTGACCAGTACACCGACGCTGGCAGCCCAATCCGTCGGCTGCGTCGCGCCCCGCACATCACCACCGATTTGCAGCGCCAGTATTTTGAGGAATTCCAAATCCAATTCCAGCCTGGTGTTGGCTTGACCACCGGCCAGGGCGACGACCCCCAGGCCATGTTGCGCTGGTCAAATGACGGCGGTTCTACTTGGTCGAATGAGCATTGGGTCGGCATCGGCAAACAGGGCAATTACACCAACCGCGCTATCTGGCGCCGTTTGGGCTGGGCGCGTGACCGCATCTTTGAGGTGGCCGTCACCGACCCCGTGAAGGCTGTCATCGTGTCCGCAAACCTGAAGGCGTCGGCGGGGGATAACTGATGGCCACCCAAACCAACATCCGGTTTCCGACGTCGCCGTTTCTTGACCAGAATACCGGTCGGCCATCGCGTGAATGGATTATTTGGTTGCAAAACCCGCAACTGGTGTCTCAGGTCGTCAATTTTCAAATCATCAACGGCGGCGAAATCAACAATACCGTCATTGGAAACGTGACGCCAGCGGCTGGTACGTTTACATTATTGACTGCGATCAACGGTATTGGTGGGGGTACATTTTGAACGTCAGACAAGCAACCGAGCAAGACCTGGACAAATACATTGAATTGCTGGGTCACTTTCACGCCGCGTCGCCCATGACCGGCGTTGCCGATTTTGACGCTGTAAAAACCCGTGCATTTTTGGTCGCATCATTGGAAAATAGCAGCATTCTGTTGTTGGTCGGTGAATTGGACGGCGAAATTGTGGGCGTGACATCGTGTTTGATGTATCCGCTGTACTTCAACCCCGATTACCAGGTCGCACAGGAATTGTGGTGGTGGCTGACGCCCGCAGCCAGGGGCAGCGGTGTTGGCCAGGCAATGTTCAAGGCAATTGAAGCCTGGGCAAAAGAAAAAGACGCAAGGGCGCTGTTTATGATTGCTTTGGAAGATGAACGCGCAGCAGCAATGGAAAAAGTTTACTTTCGGGCTGGCTTTAGACCGCTTGAAAGAACGTTCATTAAGGAGTTGAAATAATGGCAATCGGAACCGGAACCGCATTACTTTTGGGGGCTGGCGCTGGATTAATTGGCGCCGGTATGCAGTCAAGCGCCGCAAAATCGGCGGCGCAAACACAGGCTGGTGCAGCCCAATACGCCGCTGACCAACAGCGCGAAATGTTTGACGTCATCAACCAGCAGCAGCGGCCTTATCGCGAAGCTGGTTATGGCGCCCTAACCCGCATTGGCGAAATGCTGCCTGGCCTGACGGCGCCCGTTTCCCGTGAGGAAATTTTGGGCTTGCCTGGTTACCAGTTTGCCATCGAACAAGGCGTTGGGGCCACGCGTCAAAACATGAACGTGGGCAGCCCTGGTTCAAACGTAGATCGCGCATCGCAAAAATTTGCAATGGACTACACGCTTGGCACGGCCATGCCGCAAGTCATCGCGCAACGCCAAAACATTTACAACACCCTGGCGGGCATCGCTGGCATTGGCCAAACCGCGCAAACGCAAACCAACGTTGCTGGCACAGCGGCTGCTGGCAACATTGGCCAGGCTGCAATTGGTGGTGCATCGGCTATTGCCGCTGGCCAAGTCGGGTCGGCCAACGCATACGCTAACGCATTTGGAAACGCCGGAAACAGCGCGTTGATGTATTCGCTGCTAAACCGTCCCGCAACCGTACCCGTCGCATAAGGACAAGAACATGGCAGATTTAAGCGTAACCCCTGTTGCAAGCCAAATCAAACCCGTGCCAGGTATGAGCCTAGGCGAGATGATGAACTTTGCGCGTGGCGCCCAGCAGTACCAGCAAGAGGGCATCGCCCTGACCCTGGAGCAGCAAAAGGAACAAGAGCGCAACCGCATCACCGAATATTTGAAGCGCCCCGAAAACTTCCAAACGGAAGGCCGCGTGGACATCAACAAGCTGAACGCCGAGATTCCAAGAATTGCCCCGCTGACCGGCGCCGATTGGATGCAAAAATACACCACGCTGGGCAACGCACAAACCACCGCGCTGCAAGCCAGCCAGAACCTGACGCAAACGCAGCGCGAAATGATTGCGTCGCGGCTGTCCCTTATGGGGCGCCTTGGCGTCAAAGACAAACGCGCTTACATGGCCGAGTTGGATCAGTTGGTCAAAGAAAACCCCAACAACCCTGATTTGAAAAACTTGGTGGGGGCTTACAAAACCACAATTGACGTTTTGCCTGGTGACGCTGATTTGCCGTCGCTGGCCATTTCCGGCGCCAATTCTTTGCTGAACCCCGCGCAGCAACAAACAACATTCGCCCCCCAGGCTGGCACGGCCAGCACCGGCGCCGCCACGTTTCCAACCACTACCCGCCCATCTGTGGCTGGCGAGGCGCCCACTATTACCGTTGGCCAAACGCCTTTGGTCACCGCGCAATTGCCCCCAGGCAGCCGCGAAGTGCCGACGGGTCAAGTGGACGTCAACAACAACCCCATCGTCAACGTGTTCGACGCCAACGGTCGATTTGTTGGCCAACGCGCTGGCACGGGTACGCCTGGCGCTGGCGAACTGCCTGGCGGTCAAATGCAACGCCCTGTTTCACCGGCGCCTGGCGCCCCAAGTGTGCAAGTTGGTGGCCCAATGCCGCCGCAAGCCGTTCAGGGCCAACCATTGCCACCCGCTGGGGGCACAACACCCGTGGCACGTTTGCGCCCAGGCGAAACGCCGCAAACTATGCAAGCGGCCAACGACTTGCGCGTTAACAGCATGACAGCAGCCCAGCAAGTGCCATTGCAGACGTTCAACAACAACCAGATCATCAAATTGGCCGACGACGTGATAACCGGTAAGGGCGCCAGTTTTGTGGGCAATTTGACCGGCGGTTATGCGGCAATTCCATTTACCAGCGACAACGCAACCAACCTGAACCAATTGGGCCACTACATGGCGCTGCAAACCGCATCGCTGGCCAATTCGTCGGGCCTTGGCAGTACGGACGCCGCCCGCGGCATTGCTGGCGAGATTTCCGGAACAACCAGTTGGACAGCGCCAGCGATCAAACAGACTGCCCGCGTCAACCGTGCGTTGTCCACCGCCACCGACCTGTTTAACCAGGGCGTCCAAAATTCGTTTGGCAAATCCAACGATCCGTTTGCGGCGCGTGATTTTCAGAACAGGTGGTCGCAGACCGTGGACATCAACGCCGTGCGTTTGTTCGACGCCATCAAAAACAACGACAAGCAAGCAATTGTTGAAGTTGTAAATGCAGCCGGTGGCCCGAACACGCCTGGTTACAAGCGCCTGACAGACAACATCGTCAGAATGCAGCAATTGATTAAGGGGCAGTAATGGCTACTGAAATGTTTGACCCCGCACAAATTGATGCCGCGGTGGGCGATGCCCTTGGCGTAAAGATCAAGCCGACGGCAAAGCCTCAAGCAGCGGCAAAGCCCCAGGCAGCGCCAGCAACCCCCGCAGCGGCCCCTGGCAGTCGTCCCAACGTTGTCATTTCAGACCAACTTTTGGACAGCCTGAGAAAAGTTGAAAGCGGCGGTGACACGTTTGCAATCAACAAAAAAACCAAGGCCATGGGGCCGTATCAATTCATGCCTGATACGGTTCAAATGTTGCACAAGCAAGGGATTAAATTCAATCCGTTTGATGAAAACGAATCCCGCGAAGCTGCCAGGCAGTATTTGGGAAGGCTGGCCCAGCGTCACAACGGCAACATTGAACTGGCGTTGAAGGATTACGGCGGGTTTGTCACCAAAGACCCCATCGAGTACGTCAGCAAAGTCACTGGCGGCGCCACAGCGTCAGCCAAGCCTAGCGGCCAGCCAGCCCAAACGCCTGGCCAACTGAGCGTTGACGACCTGATGAAACCCGACGCGGTGAACGCCGCGGTGGCCGACGCATTTAACGAGCCGCCACCCAAAGGCAAAGTGGCCAGCAAGGTCACATCGTTTTTGCGATCCAGCGCCGCCTTGGCCGACACGATCACCGGCGTTGTGCCAGGCGTGGCTGGCATGGTCACTTATGCTGGCGCCCGCGCTGCTGGCCAAACACCAGAGGAAGCCGAAGCCACCAAGGGCAAAGTTGTCAGCGCCATTGACAGGCCGTTTGGCAAAGCGTTTGGCATCACTGAAACGCCAGAATACAAAGGCGAAGCCACCCAACGCATCATGCAGTTTATTGGCGAAAACGTGGACAAGGGCGCCGATTGGATCAGCAAACAAACAGGCATTCCCAAACAGGAAGTGCAGTACTACATGGAATTGGGCCTGACTGCGGCCCCGTTCAGCAAAACTGTGCAGCGCGAAGTCGGCATGGCTGGCCAAGCGGTAAAGCAAGCCGGTGGAAAGGTTTTGCAAGCCACCAAGGACGTGACGCCCGCAGCCGTTCAGCGCGGCGTCGGTGCAACCGTTGAGGCAATAGCACCAGGAACCACCAGAATGCCGCCTAGGGCGCCAACGCTGGGCGCCCCAGGCCAACCTATGCCCCCAGGCGCTGCGGCCCCTGGTGCAGCCGTCAGTGCAATCAAGCCCCCAGGCCGCGCAAGCGTGGGCGCTGCTGGTACACCAGACGCAACCATCATTCGCCAGGCTTTGACCACTGCAACACCTGAATTTCAACAGTTGTACGGCAATATGCCGCTGGACAAAGTGAACACGCCCGTGGTGTTGCGTCACTTGGAAGCTGATTCGCTGCCTGTCCCTGTTCGTTTGACGGAAGGCCAAGCCACGGCTGACGTTGTGAAGTTGTCTCGCGAACAAAACTTGCGCGGTAGCCAGCCAGAATTTGCACGTCGTTTCAACGAACAAAACCAGCAACTGGTGGACAACGTGCCGTTGATTCGCGAACGCGCAGCGCCCGACGTGTACGCCACCAAAACGATTGAATCTAGCGAAGCGTTGATTAACGCGTACAAAGCCCTGGACGACACAAGAAACGTCGAGATTTCCGCAGCCTACAAAGCATTGGAAGACGCGAACGGCGGGCAATTTCCTGTTGATGGGCAAGCAATTGTTCGCAACGCTGACGCAATGTTGGCCAAAAAATTGAAAACCAATTTTGTGCCGCCGGAAATTGCTGCTGATTTGAAAAGGTTTCGCGAAGGCGAGCCGATGACGTTTGAGCAATTTGAGGCATTGCGAACCAACCTGGCTGCTGAAGGAAGAAAAGCAGCGCGGGCTGGCGATGGAAACAGAGAATTTGCCGTGGGCGTAATTCGCGAAGCCATGGAAAATTTGCCGTTAAAAGGCGAAGCTGCGGCGCTTAAACCCGTTGCAGACAAAGCGCGTGATTTGGCTAAAGCCCGTTTTGATGCGTTGAAAAAAGACCCAGCCTACAAAGCTGCGGTTACTGACGCTGTATCCGCTGATAAATATTTCAACAAATTTATCATCAACGGCGACAACAAAAACATCAACACGATGATCGACACCTTGGGTCGTGATTCATTGGGCCACCAGCACATCAAGGCTGGAACAATCAACCACCTATCAGACAAGGCGGGAATTGTGGACGGCAAAGGCAATTTCAGCCAGGCCAACTACAACAAGGCCATCAAACAGTTGGACGACTTTAAAAAATTTGGGGCCATCTTTGACCCTGAAAGCCAGTTGCAACTGAAGACATTGGGCAACGTGGCTGCGTATTCGCAGTTTCAACCACGCGGATCGTTTGTCAACAATTCCAACACCCTGGTTGGATACATGGCTGAAAAGGCTGCTGGAACTTTGGAGCAAACCGGAAACATCATTGGCTTAAAAACTTTTGGTTATCCAATTGGCAGCGAAGGACGGCGCGTTATTCGTTCTGCCCGCGAACGTCGCGAAGCCGAAAAAGCATTGAAACCAGGCGCCGGAAGCACGTTGTCCGAAGTCAGCCGCCAAGGGCAGCCGCCAAGGGTTGACATTGTTGCCCCGCCACGAATTGATCCAACATTAGATTAAGGAATGCGTGATGGCGCAGTTTGATGAATCCGGAATTGATCCTGTGAAATATGGCGTGTTGTGGGAAAAGGTGCAGAACTACGAGCGCCGATTTGACGCCATGGAAAAACAAATGGAAAAGATGGAAGGCAACCTGGAAAAACTGGTGGCGCTGGCCAACCAGGGCCGCGGGGGCTTTTGGGCTGGAATGGCGTTTGTGTCGTTCATTTCCAGCGCGGTAGGATTTACATTTAGCTGGATGAAAGGGAACTGACGTGACTGAGCAAACACACGAGATTGAATTGATTAAGGCCCAGGCCAGGGTCGAGTTGAGCAAGCTGGAAGCCACATCGCCCGCCAAGGACGTTGCTGGCCGCGCCATCGGTAAACACGGCCTGTTTTACATCACGCTGATTGTGGCCATTGGGGTTGCGTCCAGCCTGGTGTTGGACAAAGACAAGATCGCCGCCGTGATGGGCCTTTTGGGTGCATCGTTGACCGCTTTGATTTCCATGCTAAACGGGATTGCTGGCGCCAACGCCAAACAGGAAAAGCCAGAGTTTGAAGTGATGAAACAGTTGATCGACAAACTGGACAAACTGGATCGCAAAGAGCAGCCGATGAAAGTCACCGTGGAAGGCGAAAAGGTCACCGTGTCCAAAGGCGACGACACCGTAACAGCATCAAAGGGGTAAGCCATGTTTCCATTAACCGCATTGCTTGATGTCGGCGGCAAGCTGATTGACAAACTGATTCCCGATCCTGAAGCCAAGGCCAAGGCGCAACTGGAACTGGCCACGCTGGCGCAGTCGGGCGAACTGGCCAAGATGGCCAACGACACCGACCTGTACAAGACCGAGCAAAACAACCTGACCGACCGCCTGAAAGCCGATATGTCGTCGGATTCTTGGCTGTCCAAAAACATCCGCCCCATGACCCTGGTGGCCATCTTTGTGGGCTACTTTGTGTTTGCCATGATGTCGGCGTTTAACTACGACGCCAACGAGGCATACGTTACGCTGCTGGGCCAGTGGGGGATGCTGGTGATGTCGTTTTACTTTGGTGGCCGCACACTGGAAAAAATCGTTGACATGAAAGCCAAAAAATGAACCTGACGCCACATTTCACTTTGGAAGAATTGACCGTATCCGAAACAGCCGAGCGCAACGGATGGGACAACAGCCCCACCGACGCCGAGTTGGCCAACTTGACGCGCCTGGCTGATTTCCTGGAGCAAGTTAAGGTCGTGTTGGGCGGTAAGCCCATCATGGTCAACAGCGCATTTCGCAGCAAGCGCGTCAACGATGCCGTTGGCAGCAAGGACACCAGCCAGCACCGCATTGGTTGTGCAGCCGATATTCGTGTGCCAGGCATGACGCCTGACCAGGTGGTGAAAGCCGTCATTGCAAGCGGCATCGGGTACGACCAGGTGATTCGCGAGTTTGACCGCTGGACGCATATCAGCGTACCTAACACTGATTCGACCGCACCGCGCAAGCAAGCCCTGATTATCGACAAGGCTGGCGCCAGGCCGTTCGCTTAACGCTTCATGTTCCTGACGAACACCGCAAACGACGCTGCGGTGTCGCCCAGGCTTTTCATTTTGTCAAATTCCTTGGCAACTTCCTCCAGCACCTGGTTGCGAAGTGCCAAATTTTTGCAGCCCACCGGATCGGGGCAGCCGGACGCGTAACAAAAGGGACACACCCAATCCGTTTCGGACAGTTGCGCCCCTGGTTGCAATTCATGTTGCATGGTGGGCATTCAGAGTTTGATGGCATTTAGGTTGAAATTTTCCGACATGACTTCCGCATAATCAAAGTGTCGGCCAAAGCAATCCCTGAACGACACGCATTCGTCAGACCAGCCTTGCACCTTGTTGTTGTAGATGAAAGCCTTTTTCGGAACGGTAATGGTTCCGCACAAAAAGTGCAAGCCCTTTGCAGTCACGCGCCAAAACCCGTCCGACCGCTTTGATGTGTCATCGTGGCCACCCTGTTCGATAAGCCCCCACTTGGCCATCGTCGTGTAGTTTTTGCCCCGCAGCATCCAGGCCGGTGCAATTGGCGGTACGTCCACCCACCCGTCACTGTCACACGGCGCCTTGGACAGCCATAACAGGGCCAAGGCGTGTGTTTCAGTGATGGTGAAGGGGGAAATCTTGCCCCACTTGTCGCAACAGGGGCAGTGGCCCCCGTCGCTTTCAATGGTGGCCCGCCAGTTGGTTTTTAGTTGCGCCAGGTAGTGTTCAGCATCACCAAAAAAATCCAACTGCATGACAGCCCCTTAGAAGTTTGGCAAGTCGTCGTTCATGTCGTCAAACCCGCTGCTTTGCGGCGCCTGGCGACCGCGCTGCTGCGGCTGGTCGTCGCGTTCGCGTGGTTCGTTGATGTATGCCCAGCCGTCCCAACCGCCCTCTTTGAGGGGGATCACGTCAATTTTGAGCATCGGCCCGTTCTTGGTTTCGATGATCGAACCGATGCGCTGGTAACGGTTTTTTTGCTGCTGTTGCGCGTTGGTGTACGTGCCGGTGATGACGGTGATTTCGTTGATAAGTTTTGCCATGATTTATGCTCCCAATTTGATGCCGGTTTCGATAGTTGCTGGTGAACCTTTTAAAGCATTTGCGATTGCCAAAATTGCTTCAGCATTTGCTTGAGCCGCTTTTGAAAGCGCTTCAACTGCCGCCCTTGTGTGTTCATTTGCCGCGCTGGTGTTTGTAATGTTGCAATTTTGAATTGTGTAAGTTGATGGTTGTTTTTTTGCTGCCATGATTTATTCCCCAATGATTTTTTTCAGTTGATCGACCTTGACCGCGGTTTCGGCCAGGAACTTGATAATTTCCGCTTCCATGTCAGCGATAAACACATCGTCACGCGGTACGCGCTTAATGAACAGTTGCGCCTTGGCTGGCATCCGCGGATCAAACACCACGTAGTCGCACCAGGCGCGGCCAGCACAGGCCATTTGCATTTGCATTTGCGTGAAATACTTTTGCGGCACGGCGCCGGTCAACAGCGTTTCGATCATGGTGGCCGTGTTGGGGCATTTGATTTCTACGCATCCGTCGTCGCCAATCAGGCCGTCGGGTGACGCGCCAGCCATGGCGATGGTCGGGTGGTTCATAAAGCCCACTTCCTCCACCATGTTGCCGCTGGTTGCTTCATACGCGCCGCGGGCAAATGGTTCCTGGTCGGTTCCCCATTGCATGGCGCTGTTGCTGAACGATTCCTGGCGTGTGCCGGTGATTTGTTCGACCACCAGTTGGGCCATGTAGTTTTCGCGGCTGGCGCTGTAACCCGATTTTGTGCGGGCCATCACGTCGGCCACCTTGGACGCGGTGACTTTGCCCAGGCGGGCGGCAAACCATTCGTCGGTGCGTTGTTCGATTTCGTCAGACATTTTCATTTCCTTTGGTTGATTGTTCTTTTTTGGCACGGGCTACGCGGGCTTTTTTGGCGTCGATCACTTTGGTTTGTAACGCCTGGTTGCCCTGGCAAGCTAAAAACGCATCTTTGAACACATTGGCCAATTCGTCGCTGTTGGCGCTGGCCTGGATGGCTGCCAGGTGGTCGGTAATGTCAGGCGTCGGGATTGCTGGCGCTGTTGGCCGCTTGCTGGCTGCGTTGCCGTCGTCATCTTCCGGAGCGATGCCGCAAGCCGCCATGAGGCTGTAACGGCGGGCATACGTCAACGCGCTGCCATAACCTTGGGCGTCGTGTTTGCTGGCTGGTACGTGCAACTGGCCGCAGTTAATGACTTCACCGGATTCGTGAATAAACACGGTTTCGACGATCACGCCGTTTTCCGATGGGCTAACGCGTTGCGTCAATGCGATGCCGTTGTTGTTGAGTGATTCCACCACCGCTTCAACACACGCGGCCAGGTCGGCGTAGCGCGATTTGAAATGCGGGTTGCTGGATGACTTCAGCGCGGGGCCGAATTCTTTTTGCGCTTTGACCAGGGCCGATGCGACTTTGCTAAACGTGTCCATGATTTTCCTTTCAATATTTCGGGGCGCAAGTCACGTCCACCACGATGTCGGTCGTGGCGTTGTTGATTTTGCGTTTGCCGTAGAGCATCACAGCGCGAAGGCCGCTGGATGTGCATTCAGTCACCGCGGTGATGACTTCATTGCGCGACATTGGCTGAACTTGTTTGTCCAGGATCAGTTGCTGTTGCGCGTCCAACGTTGTGTTGGGTGGGAGACTAGAGCAGCCCGACAGCAGCAGTACAGCAGCGCCAGCGATCACCGCAACAGCGATGGCCACGTAACGCTTGGCGGGTTTGCGCTTGGCCCTATACGGGCCGTCAATTTCAAATGGTGGTCGTGTCATTTTGGGTTCCTTAAACATTGGCCAGTTTTTGCGCGTAGTTGATGGCTGGCGCCAGCATTGCGCTGCCATAGGTGCGAACGCCGCCGACCGGCATTTCCGCGTCGGTGTCCCACAACGTCACGGCGTAACCCGTGCTGATTTTTGTGACCAAGGCAGCCACGCCCAGGTCAGCATTGACAAACGTTGCGATTTGGTTGGGGTTGGTGATGGTGACGGCGTTCATGCTGCCACCCCGCTTGCGTTCAATTGACCCTCCATTACCGCAAACAAAACGCCTTTGGCGCGGTTTAGGGTTTGGCGGGCGCCCTCAGTATCACCAAACGCCATTTGTTCCTGGGCGTCAGACATCAAGCCCGCCACAATCATGTTGGCGCCGCTGAATTTGTAGGTGATGGAGCTGGTAACGCTGTCCAGGAATTTCTGGAAGTCGCAGCCATACATTTGGCTGTCGCGGTTGGTAGTGTTTGCATTCATTTCAATTTCCTTTTTAAAAGACCGTTTCCGGCATGGTTCGATTGTAAGCCAGCTTAACCGGCAATGTCAACAGGTTCCGCAAATATTTTTGCAAATCTTTCACGGACTGCTATTGCTTCACGCAATTCTTTTTCGCTGGCGCGTTCGATGTAAACGCTGCCCAGGTAGGCGGCAAAGAAAACTTTGCCAGCCCGATGCACTTTAAAAATTCTCACGTAGTTCCCCTTAAAAGATGGCCATCACAAGCCACAGCAAGATGTACAGCACCGGCGCGATTACCAGTGCCATGCCCACAATTTCCCAATCGGTTGGTTCGCGGTTCATGGCTTTCCCCTTATGCGGCCAAACGGCCAACGCTGTTGTATCCGTAACCGTCGTCACCGGCAAAGGCGACGCGGGCCAATGTTGCGCTTGGTGCGCTGTCGTCCATGCTGTATTCGCTGCAAGCGTCGCGGATCACGCGATCCACGTCGTAGGTTGTGTATCCCCGCGCAGCGGTGTCGGCGTTGTCGCTGATTTTGTTGATGTAAGCACCAAAGCCGTTGTCAACAATCACGACTTCATTGGCAAACCCAAACCGGCGGCAAACTTCATTGGCGATGCTGGTCAAAATTGGCGCGGTGAACTTGCGGTTCACAAAGATGAAGTCAGCACCGAAGCGAACAGCCTGGCCGTCAAGGGTGTTGTAGTTGCTGCCCTTGTAATCGGTCATGCCGTCAAAGTAAGCGCCCTGGAAAGCCTTGGCGACCGCTTCAACCTGGCCACCGCAAGGGCCGTCGATGTACGACACGTTGATGCTGGCGCCGCCAGCGTAAACGCTGGACTTGACGCTGAACTTGACGCCAGGGAATGTTTCTTTGAGAGCAGCGCGAACGAGTTTTGCAGTGTCAGCGCAAGAGAGATATGTAGTCATCACAATTTCCTTTTTAAAGACCCCGTGCAATGTGTTAGGGCATGAGTGAATATTAAGCCAGCTTTACACCCATGTCAAGCCCCCTTACAAAATATTTTTCAAGGTGTTGCAAAAAAACGAAAGTTGGCTTACCATGCGACCATGGAAACACATCAAGCAATTGAAAAAGCGGGCAGCGCCGTAGCGTTGGCCAAGTTGCTGGGCATCACGCGCCAGGCGATCAGCCAATGGGGCGACAGGGTTCCCCAGGCGCGGTTGTGGCAGTTGCGGGCCTTGCGGCCCAAGTGGTTCAAGGGATAGAATTGTTTGAAACACGGCTAGGTCGGACTAATTACCCGACTGAAAAGCGAATCCACCCCGCCCGCCGATGTTTCTTTTTTGGGTGGAACTTTAAGGGTGCGACATGAAGATCAAAAATTGGTCGAAATTTCAACATTTCAAAGACCGCAAACCGCCTTGGGTAAAACTGTACCGTGACATTCTTGACGACATTGAATGGCACGAACTGGACGCGACCGCAAGTAAAGTGCTGGTTATGTGTTGGCTTATTGCCAGTGAAGACGACGGCAACCTACCAAACACAAAAACGTTGGCTTTTCGGCTTCGTATGTCTGAAAAACAAACTTTTGAATGCTTAAACAAGTTGTCTCATTGGCTGGAGCAAGACGATATCAGTTTGATATCAACCGAATATCAAGATGATCTACTAGAGACAGAGACAGAGATAGAGACAGAGACAAAGAGAGAGGGAAAGCAAACGCAGCGCGGGACGCGCTTGCCAACTGACTTTTCGTTGTCTGACGAATGGGTTGGTTTTTGTCGCCAACACCGGCCCGAACTTGACCCCAGGGAAACGTTCGACGGGTTCCGCGACTACTGGATTGCCCAGCCTGGCCAAAAGGGCGTAAAAACCGATTGGACAGCGACTTGGCGCAATTGGGTACGTCGGCAACAGACAGCCAAGAAAACCGCGTCAGAGGCCCGTTTGACGCAAATGGCGGCACTTACCCGCGGCCTGGCCACACCAAAACCAGCGTCAGCAAACTTTTGGGCGAAACCTGAACAAACCGTGGAGGTGTCCGATGTGGAACGCAAACGACTTTTGTGATGCCGACAGCGGCTTTGATTACATCTTTACCAAGATGAACGCCATTTACGGCGCCACCTTTGCCAACCATTGGCGCGACATTGATCCGGCCATCATTCGCCAGGCATGGATGGATGAATGCGGGCGCGGCCTGACGTACCGGCCAAAAATGGATTACGCGTTGAAGCACATGAACCCCGACCGCCCGCCGTCGGCTCTGGCGTTCGCCAAGCTGTTGAACGACGGCCCGCGCATTCCTGACAAGCCCCACACGCTGGTGACGCGCCAGCCGACCGTTCACGAACAGATTGCAGCCAAGGAAGCCAAAGAAAAAGCCTTGGCCATGCTGCGCGAAATGACAAAACAAATGAGGATGCCGAAATGACTTGCGACGAAGGCCATTTGTTGTTGGACAAAATAAAAGAGGGCCAAACCTTTGAATACGAACAAATCACCGCCGCCCTCATTGCAACCGGCGACCTTGCTGGATGGCGAGAAACCCACCTGGTCGGAAGCCTGGCGGCGGGAATGCGAAGCCAGGGATTGGATCAGGCGATTCAAATTGCACGTCAAAGAACGGGGGACGCGCATGGCAAATGTTTGGTGGGCGCAAATGAAGGAGGGCATCCTGAAGGCGCGTGGCCAGGCTGGTCTAGATACCTTGATCGCGGACATGAACAGGATTAAAAATGAGAAGGGCGGCAAAAATTGATGCGAACCAAACACCGGTTGTATTGGCCTTACAAGCGGCTGGCGCTACGGTTCAGTCTTTGGCGGCTGTTGGCCAAGGTGTACCTGATTTGCTGGTGGGATTTCAGGGCAAGACCTTGCTTATGGAAGTTAAGGATGGCCAAAAACCGCCGTCGGCTAGGCGGTTAACTGAAGACCAACTGAAATGGCACGGCGCTTGGCGCGGTGGCCCCTTGGCCGTTGTGGATGGCGTGGACGCTGCCTTACGTGCGTTGGGGGTGATTAAATGATTTACGAACTACACAACGCTCAACAAGCCAAGGTGTTGATGGACAACATTTGGCCCGAAGTCAAAAACAATTTAATGGCTGGCCACAAAATGCGTTTGGAAATCAAACGCGCCACCAGGTCGTCGGATCAAAACGATATGTTCCACGCCATCATCCACCAGATTTATTTGGCGATGCGGGCGGCTGGATCGGATTGGTCGTCAGACGATTGGAAACGCCTGTTGATTGACCAATGGGCGCACGAAACCGACCGCAAGATTGGCAAGGTCGCGCCAAGCCTGGATGGCCAGCGCGTCGTCCAGTTGGGCCGACAGACACACAAATTCACCATCCCCGACGCCACCGAATTCATTGAATGGTTGCTGGCATGGTGCGCTGAAAAAGGGATTGAAACATGACAGCCGTTCCCAAACACCCTTACGTGCGAAGCAAAAAGTTGTTGCGCCTGGTGGCCAGCCTGGATTGCCAGTTGTGCGGGTCGGGGCATTTTGTCCAGGCGGCGCACACCAATTGGGGAGGGGGCAAGGGCCGCGGCATCAAGGCCGACGACAACCTGGTGGCCGCGCTTTGTATGAGTTGCCACCACGACATCGACCAAGGCGTTCAGTGGTTAAAACGAGAGCGTCAGCAAGCCTGGTATGCAGCACACATGAAAACGGTTCAAAACCTGGTTGACAGCGGCCAGTGGCCTGTTGACGTACCGCTACCCGATGAACGAGAATGGACGCGGCTTATCGACAGTTGCCAGAACTGAGCCACCTTGACGGGGGGCTACCACCCCCCGATTTTTTCATTTATCATCGCCACATGGAAAACGACGCATCCGAATTTATCGCCGCATTGCTGCACAGCAGCACGGTGACACATTTCATGCACTTATCGACCGATTCGTATTCGGAACATAAGGCGCTGGGGAAGTATTACGTCGAAATCATTGACTTGGCCGACGACTTTGCCGAAGCGTTCCAAGGCAAATACGAAAAAATCAAAAAGTACCCTGAAGAATTCCACAACGCCAAAAATCCAGTGAAATACCTGGAATCGTTGTCTGAGTTTGTCAAAGAAGCCAGGGAAGACTTGCCACAAGATTCTGAACTTCAGAATATCATCGACGAAATCGCATCGTTGATTGACAAAACGTTGTATCGTTTAAAATTCCTCAACTGAAAGGGAAAACCATGAAACATAACGCCGAAATGCAACCCAAGGGTTACGGTACAAGCGCCAAGGCGCCCGCCGGTGCTGCTGCCAGTGACAAAACTGGCGACCGCACTGGTATGGTCAAAAATGGCGTGGGCATGGGCAAAGCCGATGCAACTGGCGCCGACAGCAAATTTGACGGTGGCCGCAGCAAAGGTGTGTGCTACTCGCACGACCGTAAATCCTGCCAAGACTGATGGCTACCCCGCTGTCACAACTGGCAGCGGTGGGGCAGCAACAGGAAGCGCCGCAAGGGGCGCAATCGGTTCAATCGACCCTGGCTTCCTTTGCCCCGCAGCCGACGTTGCCCCAAGCCCCAAGCCAATCGGGCGATCCGATTGCACAGTCGTATTTTGAGCGCCTGACCAACGATTACACCGGTTTGGCAGCGGAATACGCGGCATTGCCGCAAACTGACGGCGGGCGCATTTTGAACACAGACGACGCCCGCGAAATGTCGCCGGAGTACCGCGCCGACCGCACCAGGTCGGCTGATGTGCATGAGCCGTCGTCGGCATTTGTCAAACAGATGTATGCCGAAAAGCTGTCGCAACCCACGCCGCCAGGCATGGACAACACCGTGTTGTTCACCGCTGGCGGCACTGGCGCGGGCAAGACCACCGGTTTACAGGAAGCCCAAAAAGTCAGTCAAAGCATTCGTGACGCTGAAATGGTGTACGACACCAACATGAACACGTTTGATTCGGCTGACAAGAAAATCGACCAGGCACTGAAAGCCGGTCGCAAGGTGGGCATTGTGTACACCTACCGCGACCCCGTGGAAGCCATGGAAGGCGGTGCATTGAAACGCGCCAGCCGTATGGAAGCCGAAATGGGAACCGGTCGCACCGTTCCAATTGACGAGCATTTCAAAACCCACATGGGTTCGCGTGACGTGATGGATCAACTGCAAGCGAAATACGGCGACGATCACCGGTTCCACATGATGGTCATCGACAACAGCCGCGGCCCAGGCAATGCAACTGTTGTAAGCGGACTTGACAAGTTGCCACGCCTGGATCACAATGAAGTGAGAAAAGGATTAAGTGATGCCCTTGAAAAAGCCTACCGAAGCGGCAGTATCAGCCAAGCCATCTACGAAGGGACGCGAGGCAACGCCCGCTGAACATCGTATGAAGCGGATGCACGAAGCAAAGGTGCGTTCGGCTGCTGAAGACATGGCCGCAGCCCTAAACGGGGCTGTCCGCGCTGGAAAGACAGTGCGATGAGCGACGTCCGCTGCAAAACCTGTCGTTTTTTTGTCGTTGGCCAGGTGATTGGCGGTTGCCGTCGCTACCCCACGACCCAAAACAAGCATGAAATGGATTGGTGCGGCGAACACGTCGAGCAAACCATCCAAATGGTTTCTTTGCCCGTGTACGACATCACCACCGACGAAACCAAGATGGCCGAAGTGCCGGTCGAACGTAAGAAACCTGGAAGGAAGCCAAAAAATGCAAATGCGCCCGCTGCATGACCGTGTTGTTGTAAAGCCGTTTGTCAGAAACCTGTCAGACATCATTTACGTCAAGAACACCGAAAAATTCAACGAAGGCGAAATTGTGGCCATCGGCCCCCAGGTGCATGAAATTAAGGTGGGCGACAAAATCAAATACGGCAACGGGACATACTTAGATTGGCCCGTACAGCGTTTTGAAGGCCAGGATTACCAGATCATCCAGGAAGCGGACATTGCTTGCGTGGTTGAGGAATAACCAGGATACTTTGTAAAAGGACACGTCATGGCCAGCAAACCAATTGCGCGAACCACCACCGGCAAGGGTAAGAACTACAACCCGACGGAAAAGGGCGCGGGCATGACAGCCGCGGGCCGTGCGGAATACAACCGCAAGAATGACGCAAACCTAAAACCACCAGCACCAAACCCAAAGTCAAAAGCAGACGCTGGACGCAAGGCGTCCTTTTGCGCGAGAATGGAAGGGGTGGTTAAAAACGCCAAAGGCCCAGCAGAACGGGCCAAAGCATCCCTTAAAAATTGGAACTGTTAAAAAGGAACTGAAATCATGCCTAATACCAAAGCAATCGGTGTCGCATTTGCCGACCCACAATTTGATTCTGTCACTGCTGGCGCGATATACGCTGGATCGTCCGACAGCCCTGTTGTTCAGGCAAGCGCAGCAAGTGTCAACCAGTTTTATGTAACCGCATCCCACGCAAGTGGCGGCGTTCGCGGCATTTATGCCCGCACAAACTTTACTGGCGCTGGCGCTGGCGAAACGTTGCGGGCATTTTCAACCGTGGCTGCCGCACAGGGTTCCGGTCAGACAACCAATGGCGCCCACATTTCCATGTCCGTAAACGCTGGCGGCAGCATAAGCGGCGCTGGTAATGCTTTGAGGGCAACCCTTGGTGTAGCAACCGGCGTAACGCCTGGCGGCACTTTGGCCGCTATCCAAGTGGATTCGGATTTCCCGAACACTGTAACGTTGCCTGGTTCGGCTGCATTTTTGCGGTTTACCAACAGCAACAGCGGCACCATTACAAACCTAATGAACGTACCGGCGGCAATGGTCGCTACTGACGTTGCTTCCGCTGTAAGCCACACAATTCGGATTGTGGACAGCGCGGGCACCCCGTATTACCTGATGGTTTCGGATGCTGCCTAATGTTGAAGCACCCTGACCCTGAAGTGCAATTCCTGGTGGAAATGTTGGAAAGCCAGCGGGATCAGGCGGTAGCCCAGGCTGCTGCCTATTTTTGCATGGTTCAAAAACTTCAACAGCAAATTGATCAACCAGTTGATGAAGATCAAAAAATTGGAGGGACTGACTAATGGCTGCCAAACCTGGGCTTTACGCCAACATCGCTGCAAAGCGTGACCGGATCGAAAGCCAAAAAGCCGCGGGCAAAACGCCTGAACGTATGCGAAGCCCTGGGGACAAAGGCGCCCCCACGGCCAAAGCCTTTAAACAAAGCGCCAAGACAGCGAAAAAATGACACCGGAACAAATTGCTAAACGCCTGGCTGAATTGCGAGAACTGGCGAAGCAACACGAAGCTATCTTGTTGCAGATCAGCGGAGCCATCCAGGAATACAACAATGTCCTTGCCCAATTGAGCCAGGACAAATCCAAGGAAGACCATGCCGTTGACGAAATCACCCAGCAAGAAGGCGTTTGAAAAGAACGTCCAGGCCGAGATCAAAGCCGGTAAGCCACCCAAGCAAGCGGTGGCCATTGCCTATTCTGTAAAGCGGGAAGCCGCCAAGCCGAAGGGTAAAAAATGACGACCGACGCACCCGTCAAAAAGCGGGGGCGGCGCCACACCCCCAAAGATACGCCCGCCAGCGTGGAGCCAAAGACGACCGGAAGGCCCACAAAGTACCGCGATGAATTCGTGGATATGCTGCTGGAGTTTTTTAGCCAATCCCCCACCAGGGACGTAACCGTGATGGATAAGTCAGGCAACGAAACCATCCAGGTGTTGCCAGGCAAGTTTCCAACCCTGGCCAGGTTCGCCACGAACATAGGGGTTACTACTGAGACGCTGCACGATTGGGCGACCGCAAAGAACTTGGACGGAACGTTACGCAACCCGCCGTTTTCTTATGCCTATAAAAAGGCGAAGGATTTGCAGCAAGCCAACCTGGTGGAAGGCACGATGCAAGGCGCCTACAACAGCACGTTTGCCATCTTTACAGCCAAGAACGTGCTGGGCTGGCGTGACAAGATCGAACAGGAAATCACCGGCAAGGATGGCGCCCCGTTGGGGCCGTCAGTCATTTCCGTGCAATTTATGAACCCCGATGGATCAATCGCAAACCTTGACAGCCACCCAGCAAGCTGACCAGGCGGCTGCCAACGCGCAGTTTCCGGTCAAGCTGCAAGGGTTGTTCCGATCCAGCCGCTACAAAGTGCTGTACGGCGGGCGAGGCGGCGCCAAGTCATGGGGCATTGCCAGGGCGCTGCTGATTAAGGGCGTCAAAAAGCCCATCCGCGTGTTGTGCGCCCGTGAGTACCAGACCAGCATCAAGGATTCTGTCCACAAGCTGCTGTGCGACCAGATCGAGGCATTGGGGCTGCTGGGGTTCTACGACATCACCCAGGCCACCATTCGCGGGGCCAACGGCACGGAATTTGCGTTCATTGGCCTGAAGAACAACCCGACCAACATCAAGTCGTTTGAAGGCGTGGACGTGTGCTGGGTGGAGGAAGCGCAGACCGTCAGCCGCTTGTCCTGGAACATTTTGATCCCGACCATCCGCAAACAGGGCAGCGAGATATGGGTTTCGTTCAACCCCGAACTGGAAACCGATGAAACGTACCAGCGGTTTGTGGTCAAGCCCCCGCGGGATTGCATAAGCATCAAGATCAACTGGCACGATAACCCCTGGTTTCCCGAAACGCTGGCGCTGGAAAAGGACGCGCTGAAGGTGCGCGACCCCGAAGCCTACAACCAGGTTTGGGAAGGGATGTGCCGCCAAACAGTGGACGGCGCCATCTTTGCCAAGGAACTTGTCCAGGCCGAACGGGACGAACGCCTGACCAGAGTGCCGTACGACCCGACCAAGCCCGTTCACGCTGTTTGCGACCTGGGCTGGGCCGACGCCACCGCCTGGTGGTTTGTGCAGTTTGTAGGCATGGAAACGCGCCTGATCCGTTACTTTGAAGACACGCAGCGCACGATGACCAGTTACCTGGCGCAACTGCAAACGTTTGGGTATGTGTACGACACCATTTGGCTGCCACACGACGCCCAAAACAAAACACTGGCCGCAGCCGGTCGCAGCATTGAAGATATCGTGCGCGGGGCTGGGTACAAGACGCGCATATTGGAGCGTGTGCCGGTCGCTGATTCGATTAACGCGGCCCGCACGATATTTTCCAACTGTTATTTTGATCGCGAAAATTGCGCGGACGGATTAAACTGTTTGCGACATTACCGTTATGAGGTTGACCCCGACACGGGCCAATTCAGTCGAACCCCGCTGCATGACCAGTATTCGCACGGGGCCGACGCATTCCGGTATATCGGACTGATGATTAAAGAACCCGCCAAAATCCGCAAGCCCAAACCGGTTGCGATGGGTGGGGGATGGATGGGATAATCCTGGACAAAGGGGATACATATGGCTTTGCAAGACACTGACATGGATGGCCGCATCGGTGATGCGATTAAGTTTTTGCGATTGGTTGCCGAAGCTGATTCGCAAAACCGCGCTGAAGCGTTGGGCGACCTGAAGTTTGCCGGTGGCGACCAGTGGCCAGTGGAGATTCAGAACAGCCGCAACCTGGAATCGCGCCCGTGTCTGACCATCAACAAGATTGACGCCTATGTGCGCCAGGTCACCAACCAGCAGCGCCAGCAGCGCCCCCGCATCAAGGTTCACCCCGTCAACAACGAAGGCGATTTGAAAATCGCCCAGGTGGTCGAGGGCATCACCCGCCACATTGAAATCAATTCCAACGCCGATACCGCCTACGACACCGCGTTTGAATACGCTGTCCGCATGGGCTGGGGTTACTGGCGCGTCAACACCAATTACGTGTCGGAAGACAGTTTCGACCAGGAAATCTACATTGACCCGATTGACGATCCGTTCAGTGTTTATTTTGACCCCAACAGCGTGTCGCCCGATGGTTCGGACGCTGAAAAATGCCTGGTCACCAGCGTGATGTCCAAGCGGACGTTCCGCGAACAATACCCAGGCGCCGACGATGGATCAGGGTTTCTACCAAGGGCCACCGGCGACGACACCGCGGAATGGGTCACCCGTGAGGATGTGCGCGTTGCTGAATACTGGTACGTGGAACGCGAACGCGCCACCCTGGTGATGCTGTCCGACGGCACAAAGGTGTATGAAGACGAATTGCCCAGCCCTGAGTTGCTGGACGCGTCAAAGATCACCATCATGGACAAGCGCCCGTCGTACCGCAAAAAGGTCAAGTGGTGCAAGCTGACGGCCATGGAAGTGCTAGAGGAAAAGGATTGGGCGGGTAAGTACATTCCAATCATCCCGTGCTACGGCGCCCAAATGATTATTGAGGGCAAGCGCAAAAAATACGGCCTGGTGCGGTTCGCCAAAGACCCGCAGCGGATGTATAACTTTTGGCGCACCAGCATGACCGAGAGCATTGCCCTGGCGCCCAAGCCCAAGTGGCTGCTGGCCGAAGGTCAAGACGAGGGCCACGAATCCGAATGGGCGATGGCCAACATCAAGTCAACGCCTGTTTTGCGTTACAAGCAAAAAGACATCGAAGGCGTCCCCGCGCCCGTGCCGACACGCATCCAGCCAGAGCCACCACCGGACGGCATCATGGTGGCCGCGGCTGCCATTGCTGACGACCTGAAAACCGTGCTGGGCATCTTTGACCCGTCCCAGGCGCTGCCAGGCAACATTTCCGGTAAGGCGCTGCAAGGCCAGCAGCAGCAAGTTGACCTGTCGAACTTCCACTTCTACGACAACATGACGCGCAGCATTAAGCACACGGGCAAAGTTATTTTGGATTTGATCCCCAAGGTGTACGACACCCAGCGCGTGTTGCGTATCATCGGCGCCGACGGCAAGCCCGACCTGGTGACCCTGAACGAGCGCCAAGCCACCGGAGAGGTGTTGAACGACGTCACCGTGGGCCTGTACGACGTGGTGATGGACATTGGCCCAGGCTACAACAGCAAGCGCCAGCAAGCCGTGGACACCATGATGCCGTTGATGGCCGACCCGCAGATTTTCCAAGCCGCGGGCGATTTGTTGTTCCGCAACATGGATTTCCCTGGTGCGGACATCATTGCCGACCGCTTGGCTGCCATGAACCCGCTGTCGCAGATTGATGACAAGTCAGACGTGCCGCCACAGATTCAAATGAAGCTGTTGCAATCCGAAAAGGCTGTTGCCGATATGCAGCAGCAAATGATTGCGTTGCAGTTGGAAATCAACAACCGCGGCGAAGTGGCCAAGATCAAGGAAGACGGCAACAACCGCCGCAAGTTGATGGACGTGATTTCACGCGCCTACAACACCGACACGATCAACGAAGCCCGCGTCAATCAAACCAACATGAAGGCCGTTTCCGACCAAAACAGGATGGAACTGGACGCCATGACGCGCCTGGTGTTGGCTGGCATTACGCCCGAAGCGTTGGCCGCGGAAATGGAGCGCCGCAATATTGAGCAGCAACAAGCCCACGCATTTGCCGAAATGGAAGTCAATAAAACCGCCAACCCATTTATTCAGGCTGGCCAGGAATTGATGCAACCACAAATGCAGCCTGAAATGCCAATGCAGCAGCCGCCAATGCAACCAGGAATGCAACCACCGCAGCCAGGAATGCAGCCAGGCATGATGTGATTGACATTGCAAGAATTAGGGTTGAAAATCAACCCAAAACCTACCAGTGGGTTTTCACTGGGTTAATTCGTAGGATTACCTATGTCGGAAGTGCAAGAACGCCTGGCGAGTAACATCGTAACAAGCGAAAATTTAGCGGAATTCACAGCCCAAAAACTTGGTTTAGTTGATTCAGAACCCGCAGCCACCGAGGCGGCACACGATAACGTGAATGCCGAGCCGGACGCGGAAAATCAGAGTGAACAAGATCGGGACGGGAATGACGCGACAACAGCAGACGATCAAAAGGAACGCAAGCCCAACCCCAAGTTGGAACGGCGGTTTTCAGAGATCACGAAGCAGCGCGAAGCGGCCCGCGAGGAAGCCCGCTTAGAGCGCGAACAGCGTGAACGTTTGGAAACCAGGGTCAAGGAACTGGAAGGCAAGGTCACCCCACAGGCGCAAGCCCCACAGGATGACATTGGCGAGGAACCAACACCCGACCAATTCAGCGATATGTACGAATACGCGAAAGCGTTGGCCGAATATACCGCTGATAAGAAGTTGGCAGAACGGGATCAGCAAGATTTGAACCGTAAGGCAGCGGCTGAACAGGAAGTGAAATTCAAAGCCTGGGCAGACCGAGTGAACGCGGCGAAATCGAACCTACCCGACTTTGACGACATGGTGCAAAGCAGCGAGGTTCGCGTCAGCGATCCAGTGCGCGATGCAATCATCGAATCAGAGCATGGCCCGCAGATTTTGTACTACTTGGCTGAAAACACCGAGATTGCACAAAAGCTGGCCGGAATGTCACTTGTGTCAGCCGTCCGTGAGATTGGAAAGATTGAGGCCCGTTATGAGAGGGACGCAAAAGCGACCGTTCCAGACGTGAAGCCTGTTGTTGGAAAGTCAAAAGCGCCAGCGCCGATTTCGCCGCTGCGTGGAGCCTTGAATACCGTTGATGCGGGCCTGGATGCCGATGGCAATTTCCATGGTTCATATCAGCAGTGGAAAGCAGCCCGCGCAGCACGTAGAATCCGCTGACATTTAACCCATTTTTGAGGAAATAATCATGTCCAACAATTTGCTTACCATTAGCAAGATCACCAACGAAGCGTTGATGGTCTTGGAAAACGAATTGACTTTTACCAGCGAAGTCAACCGCGAGTATGACGATCAGTTTGCTGTTACCGGCGCCAAAATCGGTAACACATTGAACGTCCGTCGCCCTGGTCGTTTCATCGGCACTACCGGCCCCGCGCTGAACGTTGAAGACTTCAACGAAACCAGCGTCCCCGTCACCTTGTCCACCCAATTCCACGTCGATACCCAATTCACGACCCAGGATTTGGCCTTGTCTTTGGATATGTTCAGCGACCGCGTGTTGAAGCCCGCCATCGCCGCCATCGCCAACAAGATCGACTTTGACGGTTTGACCATGGCCAAGAACAGCACCGCCAACATCGTTGGTACTGCTGGTACGCCACCCACCGGCCTCATCACGTACCTGACTGCCCAGGCTTTCCTGGACAGCGAAGGCGCACCCCGCGATGGCCGTCGTTCGTGCATCATCGAACCTTTCACCAGCGCCACCATCGTGGACAGCCTGAAGGGTTTGTTTAATCCACAAACGCAAGTCAGCAGCCAATACACCAAGGGCTTGATGGGCCGTGATTCTGGCGGTATGAACTGGAAGATGGATCAAAACGTTGTGAACCAAACCTTTGGTTCCTACGCTGACACATTGGCCACCAACACCACCACTTTCACCGGTTCGATTGCAACTGGCTGGGCATCGACTTCCACCATCACCCTGGTGTCGTCGGCTGGTACTGCTGCATTGAAGCAAGGTGACGTCATCCAGATCGCCAACGTGTTCGCTGTCAACCCACAGAACCGCGCTGCTTACGGTTCGGGCAAGCTGCGTAATTTCGTGGTGACTGCAAACGTGACTGTTGCATCCGGTGGCGGTACTGCTGTTACGGTTTCGCCCGCCATCATCACCGGCGGTCAATTCCAAAACGTCGTGGTGACTGCAACCAGCGCAACTGCTGTTGTGACCCCGTTCAACAAGACCGGCGCCACTTCCCCGCAAAACATCATCATGCACAAAAACGCTTTCACGTTGGCCACCGCCGACTTGGAACTGCCTGATGGCGTTCATTTCGCTGGCCGCGCTTCCGATAAGGAACTTGGCTTGTCGATCCGCGTGGTTCGTCAGTACACGATCAACAACGACAGCATCCCAACCCGTTTGGATGTGCTGTACGGTTGGGCGCCTTTGTACCCCGAACTGGCTTGCCGTGTTGCAGCCTAATCATTCACATTGAAAGGAAATAATCATGGCAAATCCAGGCCCAGCAAGTACCCAAACCACCGTACAACTTTTTAACGGAGACGCAGCCGACGGCATCGTGTTGGCCGGTTCCGCATCTAAGTTGTTGGGGTTCCACGGCGCCACCGCAACTGTGCAAGGCACTGCTATTACCGCCCTAGGTAACAGCGCGTCCGGCACTGAGATTGCGACAGCAGTCAACGCGATCATCACGTTGCTTGAAACCAAAGGTTTGATCGCTTCCTAACTAAGGATGGCCAAACTTTAAGGAAAGCCGCCCCCAAAAAGGGTGGCTTTTTTATTTTGAAACTTTATAATTTCCCATGAAAGGGGAACGAATATGCTGCCAAGTTTTAGACCCAACGGGCCGACGTACCGAATTACTGTTCCGTCATCGGCTTCCACAGCCCTAGCGATTGAATCCAACACCAACGTTCAAAACAACTACGTTGCCCTGATTAACACCGGCACAGCGTCGGTTGTGGTGTCCCTGGGCAACACTGCTGCGGAAACCGCAGCGCCCGCCGTGCCAACCACCGGCACATCGACGCCTGGCGTTATCTTGCCGCCTGGCATGAATTACCCCATCGTGGTTCCAGCGCCCCGCAACACGTTTTTCATCCGCATCATCGGCACTGCTGCAAACGGCGAATGCTTTGTGACACCGTTGTCCGCGGGGTAAGCTATGACCAACCAGGTCGCCAGCAAACAGACCACAAACATCGTACCGGTTCAGGGCGTTTTCGACCCTGAACCAACGTTTGCCATCCAATATTTTGTTGGCCCTGCTGGTACGCCGTTTTTTGCCCCAATCAGCCCGCTTCAATCAGGGTTAACCATTACCAATTCGACGATTGATTCGTCGGTCATTGGTGGGAATGTCCCCGCAGCGGCATTTTTTACCGCTGCCCAGGTGGCTGCAATGCCTGTTGCGGATGCCGACGTGGCCAACAAGGCTTACGTTGATTCCGTGGCCCAGGGGCTGGACATCAAAGCGTCGTGTTTGTACACGACCACAAACAACATTGCGCTGTCGGGCCTGGCCACCCAGGCTGGCGGCGATTGGCCGTCGGCGTTGACCGCTGGCGACCGCATCCTGGTTAGATTGCAGACCAACGCGGCGCAAAACGGCATTTACGCGGCCAGCGCCAGCGGATGGACACGCACCCTTGACATGGACAACTGGCTGGAAGTGCCAGGGGCGTTTACGTTTATTGAAGACGGAACAGCCCTTTTGAACACCGGTTGGGTGACCACCGCAGCGCCGACCGGCACAATCGGCGTAACGGCCATGCCCTGGACGCAGTTTTCGGGCGCTGGCACATACACCGCCGGAACGGGGCTGTCGCTGATTGGCACGACATTCAGCATTGCAAACACCGGCGTGGCTGCTGCGTCGTATGGCAGCGCCAGCCAAACATTGACGGCGACCGTCAACGCCCAGGGGCAATTGACCGCCATGGCTGCGGCCAATATTGCCATTGCGGCCAGCCAACTGACCAGCGGAACCATTGACAGCGCCAGAATCAGCGGCGCTTACTCTGGCATTACTGGCCTTGGCACGTTGTTGGATTTGACGGTGACCAATACGATCACCGGATCAATCAGCGGCAACGCGGCCACAGCAACCACCGCGGGAAGCGCCACAACGGCCACCACGGCGACAAACCTGGCTGGTGGTGGGGCTGGGTCGGTTCCGTATCAATCGGGCGCTGGCGCCACCGCTATGCTGGCCGCTGGGGCAAATGGCCAAGTGCTGACCCTGGCCAGCGGCGTCCCATCCTGGGCAACGCCCACGGTCGGCACGGTCACGTCGGTCGGCGGCACGGGTACAGTGTCTGGCATCACGCTGTCCGGCACGGTTACCACCAGCGGCAATTTGACCCTGGGCGGCACGTTGGATTTGTCCAGCCCCCCGACCATTGGCAACACCACCCCCAACACGGGCCGGTTTACCACGCTGACGGTGGAAGACAACACCACGCTGGGCAGTAGCAATACCGACACAATCAATTTTGTCGGGCGCATAAATTCCGACTTTGATCCAGCGACCGATAACACATACGATTTGGGGCGCACCGGCCACGAATGGCGTAATTTGTACATTGACGGCACGGCCAACATTGACAGCCTGATTGCCGACACGGCTGACATCAACGCCGGAACCATTGACAACACGGCCATCGGCGCCAGCACAGCATCGTCGGCAAAATTTACCACCATTGATTTCAGCGGCACGTTGGCTGCGTCTGGTGTAACCGGTACAACTGGCCAGGTGTTGCAATCCAACGGTACGTCGGCCCCAACCTGGGTGACGCCCGTGGCTTACGCGACGGTGACCGACGACACGACCACCAACGGAACCAGGTATCCGCTGTTCGCCAACCAGACATCGGGCAACCTGGCCACGGTGTTTGCGGCGTCCACCAAGTACCAATTCAACCCGTCCACCGGCATCCTGACGGCGACGGGGTTTGCTGGCCTGGCCACGGGCCTGACCGGCTTGCCCGCGGGTGAGTTGACCGGAACCATCCCATCCACCGTGCTGGGCAATTCGTCGCTGCACATTGGCACGACCGCCATTGCATTGAACCGTGCCAGCGCCAGCCAAAGCCTGACCGGTGTTTCGATTGATGGCAGCGCGGGATCGGCTGCAAGTGCAACAAACGCAACAAACGCAACCAACTTTGCGGTTACTGACGACACCACGACCAACGCAGATTACTTTCCTGTTTGGGTCACAAATTCAACCGGAAACTTGCCCGCGAGAGTGTCATCGACTAAACTTAAATTCAACCCATCCACAGGTATTTTTACCGCAACGGGTGGCACTGGCGGGGGCAACTTCTAATGAACACGACCTGGAAAATCCTAGGCATCAAAGCGGATGGTGATTTAATCACCGAAGCCAGGTATTTTGCCCGCCTTGAAAATCAGTTTGCCGCCGTTGAAACCGAAGGCAACTGGTTTTTCCGTGAACCTAAAATGGACGTCGCGTTCGACCAAGTGACGGAAACGATGATTGTGGGTTGGATCAAGGCCGAAACCATGGCCGATGGCAAAAACATGATTGAAGCCCGCCTGGCCGAACAAATGGTGAACGTGGTGGAGCAACAAGCCCGCCCGCTGCCATGGTCGCCCCAGGTGTTCACACCCACTTTTGAGGAATAAATATGACAGTTAGTCTTTCCCCTTTTTATGGCGTTGCTGGCCAACTGTTTGACAACAATGGCAATCCTTTGGCGGGCGGCACAATCAACACGTACCTAGCCGGAACGACCACCAACACCCCAACATACACAACCAGCGCGGGGAATATCGCGCATACCAATCCTATTGTGTTGGATGGCGCTGGTCGTGTGCCAAGCGGCCAAATTTGGCTAGAAGGTGGCATTTCGTACAAATTTGTTGTTAAGGATTCTGCTGGCGCGTTAATTGGTACATTTGACAACGTTCAAGGCATCAATCAAAACGTATTTACGAACATTGTGAATTACACCGGAGACGGTGCAACAGTGTTGTTTACTTTGCCCGTGGCGCCAATTTCAGAAAATTTTATAAATGTGTTTATCAATGGCGTTTACCAATTTAAAAACACTTTTTCCGTTTCTGGAACTTCATTAACATTTTCCGAGGCGCCGCCTATTACTTCAAAAATTGAAGTGGAGTATTGAGCATGGCACAAACCGGATTTACCCCGATTCAAATTTACAGCAGCAGCACGGCAGCCGCCGCGCCGGTTGCTGGCAACCTGACCAACAGCACGCTGGGATCAGAACTGGCCATCAACATCACCGATGGCAAACTGTTCTACAAAGACAACGCTAACGCCATCCAGGTTATTGGTTGGAAAGTGGTTCCGGCCACGGCTGGCGGTACTGGCCAAACATCCTATGCGGTGGGCGACATTCTTTATGCAAACACCACCACCACGCTGGCCAAATTGGCTGACGTGGCGACCGGCAACGCATTAATTTCGGGTGGTGTAGGGGTTGCCCCTTCCTGGGGAAAAATTGACCTTACAACGCACATTTCGGGCGTTTTGCCCGTGGCCAATGGTGGGACAAACGCCAGCACGGCCAGCATCACCAGTTTTAACAACATTACTGGCTATTCCGCATCGGGGGCAACAGGAACCACCACCACAAACTTGGTGTTTAGCACCAGTCCATCAATTACAACGCCGACATTAGTTGGCGATGTAACTTTAAGCACAGGCAACGTAGTCATTGGCACATCAGGCAAAGGCATTGACTTTTCAGCCACCTC